TGGATTGTCAGCGTTAAACAGCGATGGTTCAATACCGCGTGTGATGCTGCGTGTTACAAAGGATATGGCTTTTACACTGGAAACCAGACTCGACGCCACAGAAGGTGGTTATGGTGGAACCATCAAGGTAATAAGAACACATGAAGATTTTTTGACAACATTTATCACTGAATTAGAACAAGTAGTTGAAATATTAACGTCCGAAAGTGATGAAAAAGACATAACTATAACTTGTGGACCACCGTCACCGTTACTTAGAAAGATTCCATTAAGACGGTATTCAAGTAAATTGTGTCCATTTGCTTTACCGGGTTTGTTTAGAGGTCCAGAGTGTCAATACACTGGCGTTTACAATACTTGTACTGGAAGTTTAACTGATTGTGTTACAAGAGGTAATCAAGTTCATTGGGGTGGCGAAATTGGTCTTGATCCCAACGTAACCATTATATAGGATATTTAATGATATTTGAATCCATACTGGCTGTAATAGGTGCAATAACCTTTTGGGCGGTTGTTTGGTTTTTTACTAAGATAGCAATTGTAGCTGGTTTAAGCTATTTAGGTGGAAGATTATTAGCAAAAGACCCACCGGATTCGCATCAAAGAACAGGAATGGCCGGACGTGCATGGAGTAGACTTACTACTCAATCCGAGGATTTAGCAAGACCACGTGCATATGGACAAAATCAGCATGGTGGTAACATCATTACTAAATGGACCGACGTTGCTTCAAATAGGGAAGTTCTTTATGTGTTGTTAGATCATGGCGATGGTCCCACGGTTGGTATTGGTTCTAATAATGTTTATATTAATGATCAATTATCAAGTAATTATGGTTCAGTTGTTGTTCAGGAACGTCTCGGAACTATGGACCAGACAGTAATGACTGGTTTTGAAAAAACCAAACTTGAATACAACATTGATAATGAGTTAATATATAATACAGCACAAACATTTACTACTCCAAATGATTTCTTTGATGACCTAGAATGGACTATTTGTTGGCCTAATGGTTTAATAAAATTCCATAAGGATGGTAAACACCATGCAGTATCTGTTGGACTTAAGGTTGAAATATCAGTCAAGGACGCAGCTTCGTGGACAACTATATTCAATACAACAATTTCTGGTGAAACTTTTGAACCAAAATTCGTCAGGTATCTAGCTTCCGATTACACAACTATCACAAAAGGTGTTCAGTATGATTTAAAATTTACTAGATCAACTGATTCCGGAGAACGTGACACCGTTAATATGCACCTAAAAAGTATTCGTGAAGTTGTTAGTATAGCGTTTCAACATCCCGGTAAAGCTCTTGTTGGTATTAAAGCTATAGCCACAGAACAATTAAGCGGTCGTATTAATATTAAAACAATTCGTCAAGATAGAATCATAAATGTTTATAATGGTTCGTCATGGACACTTCAATACAGCACTAATAGAGCATGGATTGTATGGGATATTTTAACTCAGCCAGTAATAATCGGAAACGGTATTGGTACACCGTATAGTATCGCACGTTACGACGGAATGGACACAAAATACCTAGACTTAGTGTTCTTTTACGCTTGGGCACAATTTTGTGAAACTGAAATTTTGTCTGGTATTGGTGTTGAAACGGAGGATAGGTGTGCTTGCAACGTTATAATCAGAGAATTTACCAACGTTTTTACAGCAGCAACTGAATTAGCAACAGCCGGTCGTGCCAACATTTATTGGAAGGGTTCAATACTTACTGGCTGGATTGATAACACTAACACAACCGTAACAGATTTAGTGACAATGGATAGCATAGTCAGGGATTCGTGGAGAAATGTTTGGGCCATTGTTCCGGAATTGGCCGGTGTTGTTGAAGTTTTATTTCAAGATGCAAAAATTGGATATGAGGATATTCGCGTCCAAAGGGGAGACGCTGACGCGGGCGGTTGGAGAAATATTGTAAGTGTTGAAGGTGTTGGTATCACTTCACGCGGGATAGCAATACATTATGCCAATTATCTTTTAACAAGAAATAAGCTAATACGTAATATAAACAAATTCAAAGTACATACGGATGGTTTTCGTTATGAATTGGGTGACGTAATAAGGTTACAAAGCCGACCGGTTAATTGGGGTACTGCTTTTAAGGTAGTTAGTGCAACTGCAGACACTATAACTGTTGATAGAAACGCGGCATCAGAAGTATCAGTTGGCGATGTAATTCATATACGAACTTACGATACTTTAACCAGTCAAGTTGTAACGGACACTTACACTGTTGGCTCTATTGGTGCTGTAGGTGTAGGAAATACAATTACTGCAACGGCGTCATTTGATGTAGCTCCCGTTGTTGGTAATCTAGTTGCTGTCGGTGCGTCCAGCGACATTAAGTTAAGACGTATTATAGAATTAGAACCAACAATGGATAATTTTTTTGAGGTAACTGTTGAGACTTACGATGCCACCTTATATGATGCTGACGATTTAGACCCAAGTGATCCAAACGCAGCTTATACGTGGCCCGGTCCTACTCCCCCAGATACAAACATAACTAAAAAAGATATTGAAAATTACGTTAATAGAACAATAACCCCAGAAGCCGATATTAATGTTCCAATTCCATCAAATTTAACATGGGCTGGTAGTGGTGGTGACACGGCCACATGGTCAAAAACGGATGGTGATTACGATATTACTTTTGCATATGCTGGAACTACAAACATTATTGCGGCTGATAGTACAACCGATAAGTACATTTATTGGGATCCGGCAAGTCCGACAGTATTTTCTCATTCCGACGTTTTAGCCGTTGCTATTGGTGGTGGCGATCATTGGATGGTTTGTATTAATGAAGCCGGAGTTTTAAGTACAGTAACTCCACAACAGATTATTCACGGCGGTTTAATTCAAGCCGGTACAATTACTGCTGGTTATGCTCAAATTGCCGATGCTACAATAAGCACATTAAAAATTATAGATCACGCTGTTATTGATGGTGCTGATGCTTATGTTGCTTCTGCTCAAGCCGTAGCTGGGGCAGAAGACGTAGTGGCCACAGTTGCTTATGAAACAACTGGAGCCAGAGCTTTTGTTCAGTTTTCTTGTATGATAATGGCCACTGGTGGTACAGGTACTTTTACTTTCATAGTTTATAGAGATGCTACTGCAATATATACAAGTGCTGTGTTCGGTGCGTATACCGGCGTAAACACTAACGTTGCATTCAATATTTCGAACACTCCTGCTGCTGGCTCATATACATGGGAGGTTAGAGTTGCTGCAAGTGGTGATAGGACAGCAAATGTAATAAACAGGTCAATACATGTTCACGAGTTCAAAAAATGAAAAATTTTATTAGATATGATGCGATTGGAAAGATTCTATCGACAGGCACTTGTCAAGATCATATGATTCAAATACAAGCTAAATCTGGTGAGTTTGTTTTGGAGGGTGAGGCTGATGATGCTAAACAAAAGATTATCGATGGTAAAGTCGTAAATAAAACGGAGGAGGAGATTGACGCTGAAAAACCGCCAGTTATTCCAGAATCAGAACATTTTGCTAATGTAACCAATAAAGATTGGGATAGTTTGTTAAAACGAATTGAAAATTTGGAGAAACTAAATGGCTAGATTGAATGGTAACTTGAAATGGATAGCACTAGCAGCGACAGTCATTGGTTTAGTTGTATTGTTTGCTGATAAGGTATGGTATACTAGCGGTGTTAACGCCAAACTTAATACAAATTCTACCGAAGATGAAAAAATACACCCCACAGTGTTAGAAAATGAAAAGGAAATAATAGGTGTTAAAAAAGACGTTGAACAGAACACCAAAAGAATAGCAGAGTTTATAACCGAACAAAAAATTCAAACTGGTTTGTTGGAAGAAATACTTAGAAAACCTTAATTGAAAGGAAACGCCGTGAGAAATTTTCTAGCAAAACTGTTGTTGCCATTAGCAATAAAAGTTGTTTCAAAAATAGTGTCAACTATGACGCCCCACATAAGAAAGGAGATTGAAGAGTTTGTCGAAAAGTGGGAAATCGACTGTAAAGAAACGGAAAACAAGATTGACGACGTAGCCGTACAAGTTGTAAAGGGAATCTTAAACATTAAGGAGTACAAATGAAGACGAAAATGTTAGTTTTAGCGATGTTGTGTTGTTTAATATTAACTCCGTTTGTTAGCGGGGCGGGAATAACTTTTTGGTCCGTAACCGATCAGTTGATTGACATAGACGAGTCAGCG